AATAAATCAAATAGTTCAGCAGCTTCAAGAAATAGCAAATAATCACCTCCAGGTTAATACATGGGTATTCGGTGACATTTGGGAGATAGCTGCAAGTGGTGACATTCAGTATCCATTAAATTGGGTAACATTAGAAGGAGTGGATGTAAGTACTTCTGCAAAGACAGAGACTTATAAGTTCTCTTTGCTGTTTATGGATGCTGTGAAGAATGGCGAAGTGAACGAGACAGAGGTACTATCAGATCAGTTGAGTATTGCAAAGGATTTCTTAGCACAGTTAAAGCATCCATCTTACGATTGGAACTTTCAGGATAACGTAAGTACATTGGAAGATTTCACAGAAAGATTCGTGGATAGTGTATCGGGATGGAAGATGAGTATAGCTTTTGTCTTACCATTTACGAGTGATCGATGTGCAATGCCATATGTGGGTAATGTATCACCAAGTGCTGTCTGTCCAGTTGTAACCATATACAGTTCAACCGGAACGATTATAACAACAGTAGCAGCAGGAGGAAGTTACACAACAACAGCAGGAAGCTGTTCAGGAACATATGAAATCTATGTGAACGGGGTATTGAATCAGAGTGGATCATCGACTAATTTTGCAACAGAAACATTTAATATAACTGCATAATGGCATTAACAATAAATCTTACAGGAGTAGAACCTGCATTTGCAAAAAACACAGCTTTTAATAAAAACTTCGGGACATCTTCCGGTGATATTTTACTATTAGGTAGTACAAGTGTAGCGAGTAAAGTATTAGTAACAGATTCTAATAATAAGGTAAAAACAAGTTCTACAACAGAAACGCAGCTTAGTTACTTAGATGCTACAAGTTCTATACAGACGCAGTTAGGTGATAAAGTTCCTTACACTGGTGCAGCATCGGATGTTAATTTAGGCGAGTTCGGTATTCAGTTAGGAAATTTGGAATTTGATAATACACCTACAAATGTACCAACGGGTGCAGGTAGTTTAAACTGGAATGATACTGATGGAACATTAGATCTTAAGTTAAAAGGTGGGAATGTAACTTTACAAATCGGTCAAGAGCAAGTAGTAAGAGTAGTAAATAAGACTGCGACAAACATTACTTTATTAGAAGCAAATTATCAAGCGGTAAGAGTAACGGGGTCACAAGGTCAAAGATTGAAAGTAGATTTAGCATTAGCAACTACTGATGTTTTATCTGCTGAGACTATTGGATTAGTTACGGAAACAATAGCGAACAATCAAGAGGGATTTGTAACTACAAGTGGATTAGTAAGAGGAATAAATACTACGGGAAGTTTACAATCTGAAACGTGGGCAGATGGTGATATACTATATTTAAGTGGAACAACAGCAGGAAACATAACAAATGTAAAACCTATATCACCTCTACATTTAATAGTTATTGGTTATGTAGTTTATTCGCATATAACACAAGGTACTATCTATGTTAAGGTAGATAATGGTTATGAACTTGAAGAGCTTCATGACACTTTACTAACAAGTGAAGCAGATAAGGATATCTTAGCTTATGAAAGTTCTACAAGTTTGTGGAAGAATAAAACTGCTGCAACATTAGGAATAGTTGAAACAAGTAATTCAGCATTAACCGATACAAGAATAAGAAAGGTATCAGTACAGAGTAACACCGATGCATCAACAAGTGCAACAACAGCAGAGACAGTATTAAAGACTTTATTAGTTCCTACATTAGGAGCAAACACTACGTTAAAAATAATGGCTCAATGTGGTAAGGTTGGAACTGGCTCGAATGCAGTTTTTAAAATGTACTATAATACAACACCCGACTTAAGTGGCTCACCAGTTCAGATTGCTTTAAGTAACTTTATTGCAGCTTCTTTATTTGCTCCATTCAATAGAGATATAACAAACAAAAATTCAGTAACTGCCAATTCAGTATTTCCTGCTACAGCATCTGCTGCTACCGAAGCATTATCTTCAACAGCGAGAACAGATTTAAATGTTAATTTAAGTGGTAAGTACATTGTAATTACGGGTAAAGCAGGAGTAGTAGGTGATTCAGTTAGAGTAGATAATGCACGTTTATTAATTGAGGAATAATGATAACAATTAAAGCAGTAACAAGTACTTTAAAAAGTATTGATGAAAAAGGAAAGACAGTTGAAACGATTGTTGTTTATCCTGAAAGAGAACTAACCGAAAAAGAAAAACAAACCATTATTAGCGTAGATTGTGATGGCGAAAATTATATTTATTTAACTTAAAACATCTCTCCATTATGACTAAATTATTAGATTATTTAGATGTACCAGTATTGCATTTTATTGCTATTGCGATTACATTTACCGATATTGAAAATGCTTTAAAATTGTTTTCGTTACTATTAGCAATCGGCTATACATTATGGAAATGGAGAAGTGAATTTTTAAAGAAAGGCAAATGAAAAAGAAAACTGAATCTGTTATAACCATAACGAAGGCGAAAAAAAAAGGTGTAGCAAAGAAGCATCCGAATAAAAAGGAAAGCAATAAACCATACAGGGCACAAGGGCGATGAATGATATATCAGACCATTGTAGCTATAACGAAGCTACACAATCACCAACAGCTATTAGATTCGGTATTGAGAACATACCTACAGAACATCAGTTGTTTGCGATGAGAATTGTTGCACATACTTGTTTTGAGCCATTACGAAAATGGTACGGAAAACCTATAAAGATTAATTCATTCTTTAGATGCACATTACTGAATCAAAAGGTAGGAGGTAGTCTAACATCTCAGCATTGCAAGGGTGAAGCAATGGATATTAGTGCAGGAAGCAAATCGGAGAATAAAAAGTTATTCGATTGGTGCAAAGCTAACTTAGTCTTTGATCAGCTTATCAATGAATACGATTACACCTGGATACATATCTCTTTTAGACAAGGTCAGAATAGGAATATGGTAGTGGTAATAAAATGAATAAACTAATAACGATTTCCATAAAGTTAACCAATTAGGTAACCTGTTGATTCAGGTACTTGCTTTAATAATAGAAAAGTCAAAGATATGGAAAAACTTAGGGAAATAATCAACAATCTTTTAGATTCTTTTAAGACTAATTCCGGTGGTTATTCTGCTCGTAAGATTTCTGCTTTTGTCATTATCGTTATGGTTGTAGTGCTACACATCAAATGGTTTCAGAGTGATAAGTGGGAATATGTGGGTGAGATATTGGCATTAGATTTTGCGTTCGTTTCCGTTGCATTAGGAATGACCACATACGAAGCAATAAAGAAAAACAGCCAACCAAAGGAATAAAGACTACATTTGCCTAAACCAAAACTAAAAACTAATGATAGCATCCGATTACATCAAAGAACTATTAATTAAGTTTCCTGAGAGCGGAGATAGAACGATAGCTAATTTAGCTTTCAAAAAGCAACCTAAACTATTTACATCATTTGACCAGTGTAGAAAAAAGGTGCAATACTATCGAGGTCATTTGGGTAAAAGTAACAGAAAAACACTAACCGATAAAAGATTTTTAAAACCTATTAATTTAGAGAATCAGAATGTTTGGAAAATACCTGCTTCACATTCGCAGGATAGAGAAGTATGGAGATTGCCTAAATCAATTAAGAAGGTCTTATTATTATCAGATATACATTTTCCTTATCACGATGTAAAAGCATTAGAGACAGCGTTAAAGTATGGTAAAAAGGAAGGTATAGATGCTATCTTTATCAACGGAGATATGATAGATTTCTATCAGTTAAGTTTTCATGAGAAAGATCCAAGAGTAACAGACATAGCTGAGGAGTTAGAAATGGCTCGTAATTTCTTTGCTTTGCTACAAAAACAATTCCCGAAAGTATTAGTTTATTATATTCCGGGCAATCACGAGTATAGAATGGAACGATACCTAAGAGTTAAAGCACCAGAACTTTTAGATATGCAAGAATTTAAAATTGATGCTTTATTAAGGGTTAGAGAGTTTGCAGTTCATTACATTGAGCATGGGACAAAGTGTTATTTCGGGAAGTTACTTGTAGAACATGGTGATAAGATGAGGGGAGCAGGTGGTGTTAATCCTGCACGTTCTTTATTTTTAAAATTAAAACGTCATGCCATTTGTGGTCATTTCCATAGAACATCAGAAGCTACAGAAAAAGTATACGATGGTGATGTGGTAGTAACTTATTCTACTGGATGTCTTTGTGAATTAGAACCTCGCTATATGGAAGTAAACAATCATAATCACGGATTCGCAATAGTAGATATGGATGGCGAAAATTTCGCAGTATCAAATAAAAAAATAGTTAACGGAAAAGTATACTAATGAAAAAAATAAAAAAATTATCTTGGTTAATATTTTGTAACTTTTGGTGGATGTTACCACTAATTGGATTAATAGGTATATCTTGTTTAGCTATAATAGAATGGAACTAATAAACGACATCCAAATAGAAGTATCTCAGGTTATAATTAAAAAGAATAACTTATTAAACCGGAGAGATATTTGTTTTTTTAAACGCACTATCTTTATAAGTAAGATTCTATCCGTATCAGAGGAAACGTATCTCGTAGAGAATAACTATGTAAAATGCTCAGCTTTGTACCTGGATGATGAAGGATGGATTAAAGTAAAGGAAAATTATACTGAACTATCAGAAATGCATTCAGATTGGTTTGATCGTAGCGTTAAGGAAAGTGAGGAGAAAAGTGTAACATAATACACTATTTTATGAAATATAAACTAAATTAAGTACAAAAAGTATCATAAGTGCTTTATACTGCTCTATTACTTAATTCCTTAATTCAGTCCAAACAAACAATCCAAACAATACTCCGCTAATTGATTGCCATAAACGTACCGATAATTTGCGTTTTCTGATACTTTTGCCTTGTTCCTCAATCAATCTATCTGCTGACTTGTTTAAGGTCTTTAAATCGACTATAATAGATTCATCTATCTTAACTACATTCTGCAAGGTATCAAATGCAGCTTTATATGCTTTCTCGTTTATTGCTGACTTAATCCATTCGTTCATCTCAGCACCAGTGAAACAATACTTAGCGGTATCCTTTTGAGCGTAAGAATGAATCGATAAAGATAAGGCGAGTACTATCAGAATTAGTGTAGTGGTTCTTTTCATTTAATGAGGTGTTGAATATGTTTGTTATGTTTACTTTGGATTTCTCTCTGATGATCTCCTTCTCCTGGATGATTCTAATGGTACTATCCTTTACTTTTATGTAGGTCTTATACTCGTTTTTTGTAGGATCAGGCATTTTAGTAAAGTACATGAATATAACTATAGCTATAATTCCGATGTAGATGTAATCTCGTTTCATTTATCCTCTATTAGTTCATCCAAAAGTACGCAATAATTCGCCAGGTCAATGATAGAATCTTTAATACTTTCATTTGATGGTATCTGACCATTCAACAATACACCTAATCGTGCCACTTTCGTAGCAATTAACGATAGGCAGTTCTGCTCAGGTGATAACTGACAGATTGTTCCTGCTAACTTAAAATTAGATAGTCTATCTTCGTTTGCATAGTCATTGCCTTTGCTTGTTAGTATTTCCCTTTGTCTCTTAAAAAAGGTAGTGATGTGCTGCTTTTGTTCTTCGGTTGTCATTATTCTTGTTTGTTTAGTATTGTTTTTAATTGATTAAATATAGCTTCAGCATTCTCACCCCAATACATATCACATCTACCATCCTTAATAGGAGATTCCATAAAGTAAGATTGCAGGAATAATTCCTTAGCTGTGTATCTTTTGCACTGGTCTTTGATTGGGCAGTTTACACCTCTGCATTTCGTTATGTCGCTCATTTATCTATAATTAGAATATAATACTTCTGTGTATTTGCTTTGTCTCGTTTCCCAATTGGAAACTTCTTCCTTTGTGAATATTTCGTAGTGTGCAATATTATCAATAAACTTTATCATCCAATAGAAATCTGATTGTTTTTTTGTAACATCTAAAAATGCTTTCTTATTAATATACCAATCAGTAGAATGAGATGATACTGCTTTAACATCAATAGTTATATTACCATCTAAAATTATATCACATTCTTTTACTGGATAGTTTACTTCTGATTTATTTCTTTTGTATACTCTATTTTGTTTTTCTAAAACTTCGCATACTGCTAACTCACCCATTGCACCTAATATATCAATTTGTAACTCATTTGTTCTGATCTGAGCAATTGGTCTATCTCTTTTTTGATTGTTTTCAAATATTCTTTTACCTTCGATTTCAGCCAATGCCCGAATCTCTTTGCTAACTGTAGTGTAGTTCATAGTTTTATTTTTAAATGCATTGTAACAAACCTTGTGTTATAATGCAAATTTATGTTATAATGGTTATACCCTTTCTATTGTAAAACAAATGTAAGGATATAACCTTGTTTTATAATAGTTAAATTAAGTTTTGTTTCTGCTCAGGTATTATGAACTGTGTCGATACATAGTTACCTTCCATCGTATCTGTAGCTTTAATAAAGTCAATCTCAAGTTTAGCTGTGTTGATGATTACCTGACTAATTCCTGCAATTGCTTTTGCTTTGTCTACTGTCATGTGATTTGTTTCGCTGTCCTTTAACAGTTCGATTGTTTCGAATAGATGATCACGAAGATCTTGAATTTTATTTTTTGCCATTGATTGTCTTTTTTAATTTAGTTAGTACTCTGATTGTCTGCTTAATTTCTTCCGGGTATCTTTGGATGCTGTTCCGTTTCATATTTTCTGCTCTTGTGATTAGTAACAGGTTGTCAATAGAACAATCTTCTGTAGAACCTTTAAAAGCAAGAATCTTACCTTTTGGCAGCTTACCATTTACCTGCTCCCAATTATAAACATGAAGCATCTGCCATTTGCCCAATGCGATCCTGATCCACTTATAAACTCGTTTTGTTTTGCAATCAGCACGAGTAGTTATCATTCCATCGTGTAAAGTGTTTGGTGGTAGATTCCCTTTCTTAAAGGTTGTTCTCAATGAATTTGCTTTCCCTTGCACAGTCATAAAGTCATCCCATTTCATTCCAGTGTTAAATGATTTGTGATTCTTTTGGAATCTGGTTGCTTTGCCGAACTGACCATCTTTCATTCTACCTGAAGATTCCGATCTGTTAAACTCTTCTGTTTTTTTCAGTCCCATCAAATTAGCTTGAGAATAGATGGCTTTGATGCTTCTGTTTAATTTTTCAGCAATAAGAACAGATTGAGTAGATGGGTATTCATTTTTAAGAATCAGTAAATCTGATTCAGTCCATAGTTTTGTCATAGTTTTTATTTATTAATGTTGTACATATTAGACAAAATGCGTCTTTTTGTTTGTAATAGCCAACATTATAGCTAATAATCAGGGTTAATGTTAGTTATTTTATACATAGAATTAGGGTAACTTCGTCACAAATATATGCTATATTTCGGACAGATAATCAATGAAGCAATAATAATGGAAGATAAACTCATCAAAGTTATGAACTAACCAATACTGACCTCCTGCATTCTCAATAGCATTCTGATATTTAATCTGATCAATTGACTGTTTATCTTTCATCTTTACCTCAATCTTGACGCTCCTGCCTTGAATCGTTGCAGAGATATCGGCTGATCCCTTTGTTCCTGTTCCTTTCTGCCATTCTACACTACCTATCATTCGCTTCTGTCCTAATGCATCAGATACTACCTTTGTCTTATCAATCATTCTGCCGGTGGTATTAATTCGCTCAGCTTGTCCTCCATGCAGATTAATCCAGGCAATTACGCACTTCGTTAATCCATTGGCGGTCTTATCGGTAAACTTAGTTAGCGGAATGTATGCAGGTGGCATTGATGGATACTTCTTGCATTCCTCTGAATGCTTTAGTTCAATGAGTTTTTTTAGCATATTCTATTTATTTTTAAACATTACCCATCTACCATCTAAGGATGTACCATGTTCTGTATTGTAGTTCTTATAATTGGCATAGGTATCAATCCATATCTTAAACCTTTTTTGTTTTAGCCATTTGTTAAAATCCTTGTACTCAGTAATAAATCTATTAAATAGATCTGTTTTGTTTATTCTTTCTCCTGGTACTAACATTGCATCATCCATAAATTCAATAAATTCAGTTGCTGTCTCTTTGTATAGCTTTCTTAACTCTAAATTCTTATGCTCATACTTAACCAATCCGTTCTCCATGTAGTAACGTAGACAGCTAATCATGAATGAGTAGAACATATTCCATTCTTTATCATCCCATCCATCAAAAAGTAATCCTCCGAATTCCTGCTCAGGTGTATGATTAGCATTAAAGTAGCTGCTAAATTCAATCTCAAATTTCCTCCTATCAAATGATCCTCCTACACCTCCAATGGTATAATTAGTGGTGATCACTATCTTTGGACTTCGAGATACTGGTATCTTTATAGCATCTTTGTTCTTCTTCTCGATGGTGATACCTTCAGTAATAATACTAAATAGACTTTCAAAGTTAAAGGATTTCTCAACATCATCAAATACTAACACCTGCGTATCTGCGTTCAATGTTTGGTAAGCAAAGTTTTTATTGAAATCGAATTGCTTACCATCAATCGTATCAACTTTTTTAACGAATTTTAGAGCATTACAGAATAATCCTTTACCACTTCCTCCATTCGGGTTATCAGAGATGGTCTCATCATTGATAATAATTGCTTTGTTATTGGCTGAGGTCTTATGAGAATGTAACAAATAACCGATTACTGAGATAATTGTATCGTATCTTACCTGCTCACAATCTGCTACTAATGAGATAAACTTATTATAAACGCAATCCTCAAAGAAACATTCATTGTATTCACGATCAATGATCTGCTTCTTCCATACAAATCCATCTAAATCAATATAGTCAATTATCTTAATACCGGTCAATGACACCTCCACTACGTTAGACTTAAAGTATAGGTATGCATTATCCTTCGTATCTTCCTTAAATCTGATGTCAATGATGTCAATAGTATTCAAGAAATCTTCTTTAAAGTACTTTGGCAGATTAGTCATGTACTGATACACATCGTATTCCTTCTGCTTTAACAAGAACGATAGTACAAAATCCTTTATTTTAACTTCATTAACTGTATCAATGATGTTGTTCTCGATTCTAATCAGTATGAACGATTCACTACCTTCAGGATAATACTTGTAATATCCATTCTGCTCTAACCAGGTCTTATACTTAAAATTATCAATACCGATCTTATTGTTCTTTGTTATAAACCAAAATATATCGGTAGGTGTATTTTCAAGTATGGTCTCAACATCGATTCCTTTATATTGCTTCTTCAGTTCATCAATCCCTACACCTTTCTTCAGGTCTTTACGAAGCTGCATAACCTTCTTATCATCATTAAAGTACTTTGTTCTAAATGCTGATACTTTGCTATATGCTGATCTGATGGTTCTCTCTATCTCCTTCTCAGTAAAATCCTTCTGAATAAACTTTTGGCAGTAGTACTTACAGCTATCTTGAGATACACCAAATTCATTAAAAGCAGAAGCTAAGATAAACAGATTAGTGTTCCTATTAGCAGTCATGCTGTAGTTCTTATCAAACCACTTGATCAGTCTGCTTATGATCTCGTTCTCATCCTCCAATACTATTATAGGCGAATTTTCAATAAACGATGATCCTAATATTTCATCAAATTTATTCCATTCCTTTGATTGCGTATTAATGTATATCTTCTCATCATAAGATTCATAACATACTCTGCTCACATCCTTACAAGCAATATCAAAGTTCTCACTATTGTAATACTTCTCCAATGCGATAAAGTAATCTTTGTGGTTCTCTACCACTGGAGGTATCTTCACAATGACCTTTAGTCCATTACCTGAAGGAGAAGTAAAAACAGAAAAGGTATACTCATCCTTCTCAAATTTCTTCCGATCTGCGGTCATCTTCTTATCAGATTCATACTTATCGAAGTCTAAACAGATATACCCGGAATGATCCTTTAGACCTTTTGCATTCCTATTGGTAAATGTTCCACTAAATAAAATTGCAGGAAGTTTAATTTTTAATGCATCCCTCTTCTCTTTATTCTTCTCGTTTCTAATGGCTTCAACCAGTTCTTTGCTCTTACCAGTCTTGATACGTTCTAATATAAAAGCTATATCCTTGTAGAAAGGTGTTGATGTAGTGTATAAATCTTTAAATATTGTTACCATAGTTTTTATTTTGAGGAGATGCAAATGTACTTATTTATTTTAATTATTACACATTAACACATTATTTCTCTAATCATTTCAAATTTTAAAAAGAGAAGGTGCTGTTTTTTAAAAAAGTTTCGAAAACAATGTGCAATGTGTAACATTTTAGGTTAAGTTATTGATTATTAATACTTTAACCTATTTTCAATGTGTAATGAATGTGTAATGGAAGTGTAACAAAAAAACTGCTAATTTTCATTAGCAGTCTTATTATCAGCTAATTAACTAAAAAGGGAGATCATTTTCGACTGGAGCAGGTAATGATTTCATAACTGGTGCTGATCCAATTACATCGACTTTCCAACATTCAATAGTATTGAAGTACTTTACTTCGCCTTTTGGACTTGTCCATTCTCTGCCTCTCAAATTGATTTCTAAGGATACTTCTGTTCCTACAGATAGATTATCAAGCATAACACATTTATCATTCGTACATTGTACTGAGATGTGCTGCGGATAGGTTGGATTGTCATTGGTGGTAATTACCAAATCTCGTTTCTTGAATTTATCGGATACTGCTTCTGTTTGTCCGACTAACTTTACTTTGCCTTTTAGATTCATTTGTTTTTGTTTTTAGTTAATTTTACCTAATTTATTATTAATTTTACTTGCATACTCATCCAGGTACTCTCGGCATTTTACAACCTTGTCAATAATCTCCTGCACTAATTGGGAATCTGATTCCACATTATACGCAGTCCATCTTTCCTCCAATGGCATATCTGAGTAAATAACCTCATTACCATAGTTACATTCTTCCGGTGTATCACATAGACCATAGAATAGAATAGCTTTCGGCTTATTATACAGGTGCATGTATCCTCTAAGCTGCCATTCGTAATCTTTATCTAATCCATTACAAGCTGCATGAAGTCCTTTTCTTCCCCATACCGACTTAACATCTACAATAGTATCATCTAACTGCACATCGCAAGTACCAGTAAAGTATTCATCTTCCTTATGTTCATCGTTCTTAAATGCTAATCCTTTGTCTAAGACAGATGCCATTAAGTCAATACATTCAATCTCAACCATGTTGCCCTTATCGAAGTATTTAGAATGGATTTCTTCATTATCATTGGCATACCAGTTCTCTAAGTATGTTTTACATCCTGCTGATAATTCTCCTTTAACCTTAGCATTGGACATAATTTGTCCAATTGCTGAGCATCTGATCTTAAATAATCGCATCTCTAACCTCCTTACTTAACTTGTATTTGGTTTCTACCTGCTCGATTGTAGCTTTGCCATTTGTGATTGCATCCTTTACTTTGATGAAGTTTGGACTGTCTAAGATCAGAATAGGTTTATTGTATTCCTTAATCCTCAATGCCCAATCTTTGCCTCCTCCAATTGCCTTATCCATTTCCTGACAAAGAATAACATCCATGTTTAGGTTAATCCATTCTTGAGGATTCGGTGTTCCGGTGATCTTTGTTATTCTGCTAAGATTAGTTTTGTTTAATAGCATTGGTTTATCAAAGTACTTGTTATCTCCAAAGTAAGCTACAAATGACTTTTTAGCTTGTCCCATTACCTTGAGATCTTCCTTCCATTCTACTCTTAATAATTTTACGATGATATCCATACCATTCGGTAGGATGTACGTTCCTATCCAATTTACATCGGTTAGCTTCTGTTTCCAGTGTGTTACTTCTTTTTCCATAGTTTTTTTTTTTGTAAAGATAATTAATTAATAAATAATGAACTGTAATATTTAACACTAAAATAAGAGATAAAGTGTGAATCTGTCTCGGCATTATACCGGATGTGAGCATTCGGAAATGTCTTTTGAATTTCCTTTAGTTCTGCGATCATTTCTTGCATCTTCCTACAATATCATATTCGTTAATACAAAAGATGGTAACTGAATCGCAATACTGCTGATACTTCAAAACATACTCAATCTTTACTGCTTTGATCTGTTCTGATGATTCTTTGCTTTTGTTGATGTAACTTCCTGCATAGATCATGGTAATTAAGATTACAAGTAGTAACCACTGGAGGTCTTTCTTCATGCACAAAAAGTTGAACAGATGAATGCCTTATTATCAATCGTGCTATCTGTAGGATCATTCTCAATAGTTTGGAATAAATCTCTTTCTATTGACCAACTCTGACCGATACGTTCTTTTTTGTCATTACCTCTAAGAGTAGCTGAATGAATAGTAAAGTTTTCATACTTATTCTTTACATACTTATACGATAACTTCAGATGCTTTGCTGTTGTTTCAGGTGTCATGCCTTTAAGATAGCAATCGTATACCTGTTGCTGTGAATTTGCTTGTGTTATTTTAGTCATTTTCTTTAAGATTAAGTAGTTCATAACATTCTATGCAAAGTGTTTCTATATTACTCTCATTATGAAAGTTGATAGGTTCTGAACAGCTTTGGCAATAATTACCAATGTCATCCAGTGGTGTTGCTAACTTCCAGTCATCATAACTCATATTAGATTCTCCTCTCTTAAAGTCATCATTTGACAGAATGTAAACTCACCATCCTTAAGTCTCGAATACAATGTACTTCTGCTAATGTTAAGCATCATTGAGATTGCTTTCTTACTGATGCCTTTCTTCTTAATGGATTTCTCCAGTACTTTTCCGTAGTTTATCTCTCTCATTAGTATTCAATTAACTGGGTTTCTTTTCTGTACTTCATTTGACTTTTTACATGGATAGTTACTTTATCCTTACTAAAGTAGAACATTCGCTCTTCATTGCCAAACATCTCAAAAGGTTCGTAAACCTTTACATTGTAATCTGTGGCTAATAGCTTTAAAATGTTATCATTCGGTACAAAGATTTTAGCTGTAACACCTTCTACATCTAATGTATTAAGTAGTGTAACTAACTCGTTAATTTTGATTTGTGTTTCTGTTTTTGTCATAGTTTTTGATTGTTTTAGTTAAGGTTTGATTATTTCTATTTCTTATGTATTTCATCCAGGCAGAGTAACTTATAAATCTGTGATCAGGATTAACTGTTGATTGTATTAGTATCATTGGTTTATGCAGTGTAGGATGCTGCTCCCCTTTGTTAATTAATTTACAAAATTATAATTATAAGATATTTTATGAACTTTACCAAGTGATGAATATAAAGTGATACTATTTAATTCTTTATCGTTTAAATAAATATGGTTAATATTTTTGTCAGAACTTTCTGTTCTTAATATTAAAAAATCTCTATTTAAAATTTCTTTAACACTTTCTAAATTTTGACCTTGTAATTTGCTGATTTTAGTTACAGTTTTCATATCGTTTTTTTATTTTTAAATTATTTGTTTGATTTTGATAGGACAAATGTATATCTTATTTACATTCGCCCGACATAAGTGTATAAAAATAATTATAACTGACTGATAATCAGCGAGAAAAAATGCAAAATAATTTGGAATATATAGCAGATATCTGTTTTTTCTTATTTTATTAGGTATCTTTGAATGTGAAAAGAAACGATATACTTCTGTTTATCTACAATTCTAAAGCTGTCAAGTCCTCCGCAATACGCATTACAAAAGGAGATGACCTATATAATGACCTCTTATCTGAACTGTTGATTATCGTTGCTGAGATGGATATAGAATACCTGGTTAATCTTTATAACAAAAAGACATTAGAGATATACTGCTATAAGATTATGTACTATCAATATACTCAGCCACACATGGCATTCTACAAGAAGTATAGAAGCTGCGAAACAACAACAAAGGGAGAAGTATACGAAGATGATAACATTGATCAGATACATTCTGATGTAGTATTACTGATGAATAAGATAGAGAAGAAGATTGCACAGAAACGATTCCCGACAGAATTTAGATTATTAGAACTATACGTTGAGCATGGTACTTATCGTAAGGTGGGAGCATTGGTGGGTATATCGTTTAAGACAGTTCAGTACATGGTTAAAAATATAACAGAAAAAATAAAGACAGAATATGATATTAGTTGTAACAAGTAGCAGAATAACAGGTCTGCAATACCACAGACAGATAGTTCCTTTTGCATCATTAGGGATAGAAGTAGAATTTACTTATAATGAATCTGAACTAACTGATGACTATTTAAAGAAGTTTAAATGTATTTCCTTCCTGCGAGAGATCAAGTCTGATGTGACCAGGTACAAACGATTAGGATTAAAAGTACATTTTGACATTGATGACTATTGGGTATTACCAAAGAATCATAGTCTTTATCTTCAGTATAAGAATAATGGATATGCTGAAAATACTATACAAGCATTAAAGGATGCTGACTTTATTACTACTACTACTAACTACTTAGCAAGTAGAATCAGAGAATATAATCAGAATGTGTACGTACTACCGAATGCCATCAATACGGAGGAGGAACAATGGCAACCGAATCCCATCGAGACTACACATAACAGAATGAGATTCGGATATGTAGCAGGTGTACATCATATTGCGGATGTAGAAATGTTGTATCCTGAACTAATGAAGCTGTATAAAGATGAAACAATTAGGAATAAATGGCAGCTATTAACAGCAGGTTATAACTTTAACCAGGATGCAAAGGGTGACATAACACCTAATCCATATTACAAGTATATTGAGCAATGCTTTACTGGAGGGTATCACCTATTGAACTTAAACTATAGAGAACTATTGATGTCTAATAGAGTATTAGAGTTTAAAGATATGGATGAGCCGTACATGAGATTAAACGGAATGCCGATCTTAGAATATGGTAAGTTATACGATTCAATAGATGTGGCATTAGTTCCTCTGATCAGCACAGAATTTAACCGGAATAAATCGCAGCTAAAACTTATTGAAGCAGGATTTAAAAAGAAAGCGGTGATTGTCTCCAATGTAATTCCTTACAGAGATGATATTACTTTGAAAAATGTATTAGTATCTGCCGATAAGAAATGGAAGGATAACATTAAGTACCTGGTAAAGAATCAGAATAAAGTAGAAGATCTAAAAGAGAACCTATTTGAGTATGTATCGGCAAGGTATGACATTAAGATAGTGAATGTAGAACGCAAACAGATATTTGACAGATGGTTAGCATAGGAATAGGGATAACTACTTACAATCGACCTGAGTGCTTAAAAGAGTGCTTAGAGCATATCTATAAACATACGTTTACAGATAATGTAAACTTTTATGTAGCAACAGATACCGATGAAGATCGTAGAGGCGTAGCATTTAGAAAGAATGAATGTCTCAGATCCTTAAAGAATTGTGACTATATTTTCCTTTTCGATGATGATTGCTATCCGATTAAAGATGGGTGGGTTGAGTTTTTTACAAGTAAAATGAATAATATACTTACATCACATTTATTATTTCTTAACGATAAAATGCACAATAAAACAAATAATCACACAAACGATTGTTATGTTTATAATAATTGCGGAGGCGTTTTTATGGCACTAACAAAGGGAGCAATAAATAAGGTTGGTGCATTTAATGAGAAGTTTGAAAAATATTCTTTTGAACACGCTGAGTATAGTCAAAGAGTTAATAAGGCAGGGTTTTGCTACTCACCTTACTTGTGTGCAAAAGGAACTGAAAACTACATCTACTCTCATGATTACTCAACACCGAATCATAAGAGTAGTATAACTGATCAAGAAAAACAGATTCACATTAAAAATAATTGGGATAAATTCTTTAACGAACCTATAAAAAATGTATTTTTACCATTATGAGAATCCTTTTTAAATATACTTCAAGATCAAGACGATCTAACTTTCTTAGAGGGTATGATTCTATATTGGATAAAATAGCTAACAGAGAGGATTATCATGTACTGATCTCAGTTGATAAAGATGACCAGAGCATGTATCCTCTTCCGGTGTTAGATGGTAACCATACCTTTGTAGTGGGTAACAGTAAAAATAAGATTGATGCTATCAACAGAGACATTAATGAGTTCGATTATGACTTTGATATTCTTATCAATATGTCTGATGATATGATCTTCACTAAAAAAGGATTTGATGATATTATTCGTGCTGAATTTTACAAAGACTTTAACCAGTACATTCACTTTAACGATGGTAATCAGAAAGACAATGTATGTACCATGCATATTGTAGGAAGAAATTATTATGACAGATTTAAGTACATTTATCATCCCGATTACATATCTTTATGGTGCGATGTTGAGAATGACATTGTAGCTAAGCAGTTAGGATGTTACAAGTACATGGGCGATAACCTTAAACTATTTAGACATCTTCATCCTGCATGGGGGTTAGCACCTCAAGATGCATTAAGTATTAAGACAGAGGATAGAGCATTATGGGTAGCAGATGAGATTACATTTAACAAACGTAAAATAAAGAACTTTGGACTATAAACTATCAATCCTGATCCCGACATTACAGTCAAGAGAAGCTACACTACTCAAGACTGTTAATCTACTCAATAGACAGATAGTAGATTGCGATGCATTTAAAGACATTGAGATAGTTATCGATACAGATAACAGAGAAACACCAACAGGAGAAAAAAGGAATAGACTAATAGAGAAAGCAAAGGGTAAGTATGTTGTATTCTTTGATGATGATGATGAACCTTTGGAATCCTATATATTTTTAATCATGTGTGCTATCGACAATGATCCTGATGTTATTCCTATCAATGGGTACATAACTACCAATGGTCATAGCTTAGTTCATTGGGATATGGGATTGAACTTTAACTATGGATCAAAAGTAGTTGATGGCAAATTAATTTACGAAAGATTCCCGAATCATATTGCTCCAATGAAAAAAGAACTGATTAAAGACTTTAAGTTCTTACCGATAACAATCGGTGAGGATTACGAATGGGCAAAAAGAATACACGATGCGAAAGTATTAAAGACAGAGCAGAGAATAAATACACCGATTTATCATTATAAATTCATACAAAATAAATAACCATGTACTCTCAGAATCAAGAAGAACTATACATCCTTAATCACTTTAAAGATAGAACAGGTGTGTTCCTGGACTTAGGAGCGTATGATGGTAAAGACCTATCCAACACAAGAGCATTGATGGAGAAGGGATGGCAGGGAGTATGCTTCGAACCTAATCCTAATGTATTTGAAAGACTTGCAAACAATTGTTTAGATTATAAGTATGTCTATTGTTATGAGTTAGCGATGGGTACTTTGAACGGAACATTTGATCTGAATGCAAACGATACTTATTACTCTACCTTAATCGATAGCGAGATGGGTAGATGGGATGGTACTTATACATTTAAGACAGTAGAATGTGAAGTGATAACCTTTGAGCATTTTATGCTTACAAGTCCTTTCAGATACTATGATTTTATTTCTATTGATTGTGAAGGTATCGACTATGAGATTCTTACTCAGATAGACTTAGATAGAGTTCAATGTTCAATGATCTGCATAGAGACCAATGGCAAAGAGACACAGAAGTACATTGATTACATTAACAAGTTCAATGGCTTTAAGGTAGTTCATGTTAATGCTGAGAACCTAATAATGGCACGATGAAGTTAAGTATACTAATAGCTACAGTTAAAGAAAGAGAAGAGAAGTTTAATCGGTTGTTTAATCGCATTGTATCACTTGTAATCGATTATGATGGTGTTGAGGTGTTATACAACAATGCTCCTCGTTATGATGAACCTAATGGATTAACTGTAGGAGAAAAAAGACAGGCATTAATCGATGTTGCTTCGGGTAAGTATATCATGTTTGTCGATGATGATGATGATGTACTGGATAACTTTATTGAATCTTTATATCCTTTGCTCGATCATGATGTCGATGTTATTAATGCAGATGTCTTAGCTTATATCGATGGTGTTGGACATATTATTGATCAGTCTATCTATCATGAATCAGAACAGCTTAGGGATGGTATTACCAAGAGATATCCTTCAGTTATGTCTGTATGGAATAGAGAACTGACAAAGAAAGCAAGATTTAAACCTTTAAACAATGGAGAGGATTTTGATTGGACTAAGCAGATGAATCCGCAGTCTGAGATTAAAGTACATTTAATATGGCAAATCTATAACTATTCATCTGTAAATAATATAGCAAGTAAAGCTACAAGGATGTGCATAGTTACATTCAGCAATACTGAACGATATAACAGTTTAGCACATAGAATGAGAGAAAGCGTGAAACCTTATGGTATCGACTTCATTCATTACACTAACTATGCAGAAATCAATTGTAAGTCACATTCTGAGTATCCTTATGCATTCAAACCTTACTCAATACAGAAAGCAAGGGAGCAAGGATATAATCTTATCTTATGGCTTGATTCAGCTATTTACTTAACAAAGAATCCGAGTGAAGTATTCCAATACATCAAAGATAATGGTGTAATGCTATTCGATAACATCGGCTTCTCCATTGCTTCATTTACTCATAATGAATGTTTAGCACATTTTGGAATGGATAGAAAGGATGCCGAGAACTATAAGATGGTCATGGCTTGTGCTATGGGATTCAATTTTAATACAAAGATAGGTACAGATACATTTAATGAATACTTAGGATATGCTCATACAAATGCTTATCAAGGGAATTGGCATGAACATCGACACGATCAATCTGTTATCTCATGTATTGCTCAGCAGAAAGGCATTGAACTGTTACATCCGAATAGAACATTCATAGCTTATGAGAATAATGAAGGGATGAAACCTCATGCAGAATCAGTATGTTTAATTTCTAATGGATAAATATTGCACAAAATCAATAATTAATATACTATAATATGACAGAAGAACAATACAATGAATGTCAAAAGTACAGAGGGGTTATAAATCTCTTTGTTACTTCAGGACAATGTATAGGAGGATTAGATGGGTTATTTGATTACTATGGTGTAAGAGGTCAAGACAGATCATGTCCTTCCTGCATCAGTCAGTTCTTACTTAACAGACATTCTGAACTAATACAATACGAACAAGATAACAATCTGTAAGGTAGCATGATAACAATCTGTAAAGTATGTGCTATAATGGATCAGAATATCATTCCGAAAGAATGTGAATGGTGTGAGTTATGCTCTTCGTTCATCTGTAAAGAATGCAAACCTAATCTTATAAGAAGAGGTATGGCAATGATAAAATTAAAACTTAGTATGAATGCCGACACCAAGTAAGGGAGAACATGAAAGCGAATTTATTCCTCGATGCATATCCATTCTGATTAACGAAGGGACTGACAAGGAACAAGCTGCTGCAATCTGTTATTCTAAATGGAATGAGTTCCAGTTCGAATCTTATTCTGATTATCCCGATAGCGTAAAAAACAATGCAAAAGCTGTTTTAGATTGGGTGAGTAAGAATGGATGGGGTTCATGTGGTACTGAGGTAGGTAAGATAAGAGCGAATCAGTTAGCCAAAGGAGAATCCATATCTGTTGATACTATTCAGAGAATGTATTCATATCTCTCAAGACATGAAGTTGATCTTAATAGTTCAAAGACTTATTCTGATGGATGCGGTAAGTTAATGTATGATTCATGGGGTGGTTTATCTGCTAAGTCCTGGTCACATAACAAGCTCAAAGAGTTAGGACTTATTGAGCTGGTTGATGAATCCTTTGCTGATGATAATAAGGTCTCATTTGATTATGATGATACATTAACTACAGATAAAGGTAAAGAACTTGTTAAGAAGAAGATTAAAGAGGGTAAGATAGTATACATTATATCATCGAGACATTTTGTATCTTCAATGATGAGTACAGCGAAAGAGTTAGGTATTCCGTTAAGAAGAGTATTCGCAATGGGAAGCAATCAAGCAAAGATTAAGAAAGTATATAAGTTAAAGGTATCAGAACATTACGATAGAAATATGGATGTTGTTAATCAGTTAAAAGGAATAGGAAAGGTAATATAATGGGAGCACCAAAGATAAACTACTTTAAGTTAGGTAATAATGGAGGGAGACCTCGCATCTATCCTACACCTGAATTATTAGAAGAGAAGTGTATTGAATACTTTGAGTATTGTGTTACTGAGAAGCAGATAATAACTATTACAGGATTATGCTTATACTTAGGTATACATAGGGATACACTGAATGGATGGAGAAAAGAAAGTAATCAGTTTTCCGACACAATAAAAAGAGCAATCGACTGTGTACTCATAGCATACGAGACCAAGTTAGATACGTTTACCTTTGGTGGTGCTATCTTCGCCTTGAAGAACATCGATAAAGAGAACTGGAAAGATAAGACAGAGCAAGAAGTAAACCAAACCAATACAAATGTCACAGCCAGTTTCGGTGCAACTGTACAGTCCCCATCAGAATCAGCAGATGATTCACGAATCAATAGCTAATGGACATCATAAGTACTATGTGTTATCTATCGGTAGACAGTTCGGCAAATCTTTGTTGGCTGTCAATCAGGTACTATATTGGTTTTTTAATGTACCGAACTGTAAGATAGGATGGGTATCACCAATCTACAAACAATCAAAGAAAGTATTTAAAGATATAGAGAATGCCTTTGCAGATAATCCACAAGTATTCAAGAGTAAGAATGGAACTGAACTTACTTTTAGTTCGCATAAAAATAGTACTATTGAGTTCTTTAGTGCTGAGCGTTATGATAATATTCGTGGTTTTACCTTTGACTATTTGGTATGTGACGAGTTCGCTTTTATGGACAATGAGGCATGGACTGAGGTACTTCGTGCGACAGTTCTTGTTCGTGGCAAGAAAGTTCTACTAATATCTACACCAAAGGGTAAGAATCACTTCCATCAGATATTCAACCTTGAGAATCAGAATAGTCAGTACAAGTCCTTTCAGATGACATCTTATGATAATCCATTAATCAATCCGACTGAGATAGATGATGCGAGATCAACATTACCTGATCATGTGTTTCGCCAGGAGTACATGGCTGAGTTCGTGGATGGTGGTGCAGGACTATTCAATGACCTAACATTGATTACTAAGTCTGAGAGAACGAATCGGATGTATGCAGGATTAGATATTGGTAGAGCAGATGACTATACTGTTCTGTCAGTATTCAATGAGACCGGAGAGATGCATTACATTGAGAGATGGAATAAAGATACCTGGTCAAATATCATCGGTAAAGTAATAGCAAGGATAAATGAGTTTAGCTGTTCCACATTCGTTGAGGTGAATGGTATCGGTGATCCTATCTTCGAGCAGCTAAGAGATAGAGTGAATGATAGTGGTTTGATTATACCATTCCTTACCACATCAAAGAGTAAGCAGGATATTATTGAGCAGTTAGTAGTAGCGAATCAGAATAAAGAAGTAAAGATGTTAGATAGAGACTGGCTCATTAAGGAGTTAGAACTATTTACCTATGAGTACAATCCTAAGACTAAATCAGTCAGGTACTCAGCACCTAATGGATTCCATGATGATGCTGTAATGGCAACAGCTATCGGATACCATTCCCTCAAAACAAATAAGCATTCCGGTATTTATCACATCGTTTAAGTTGCACAAATCGATTCAATCTTATACTTATAGTTATGGAATGGAAAGATATAAACATTAAGCAGTACCAGGATCTCTGCAAAGAGATTGATGAGGATTATGCTGATGATCTTGAAAGGTCAATCGGTATCCTGGCAACATTAACAGATAAGTCAATAGCTTACTACACCGATGAGATCCCTTTGAACAAGCTGAAGGAGAAGCTGCAGGGATTAGCATTCATCAAGGAGAAACCAAAAGCACAGAAGATACATTCAAAGGTAAGGATAGGTAAGAAACGATTCCAATTTACTTTGAATATGCGAAACATCTCAGCAGGTCAATATATTGACTTAACTGAACTTGTAAAGGATAAAGAGAAGATTAACGATAACCTGCATACATTCTTAGCGGTGTTATGTGAGGAGATCAATTGGTATGGTAAGAAGAAGGATACGATAATAAGCGACAGAGCAAAGTACATCCAGGAGAACATGAGAATGCCTATTGTATTTAGTATGAGTGGTTTTTTTTTGTCGAATTATCAGCGATTAATAAAAGGTACAAGCGACTTTTTGGAATTGCAGATGAAGAAGATGAAGAAAGCGGAGAAGTCACGAGACCTGGCTTTGTCAAACATTGGGG